AAACCACAACTTATCAATACTATTAATAGTAAGGATTGTTTGGTGGAGGTCGAGTTCTCCGTGGGTCCTAGCAGGTATAAAGTCATTCGGGGTATCAAACCTAACGTGTTTGAAATTTACAAGAATGGTGAGGTTATTAACGAATCTTCTCATGCTAAAGAATTTCAAAAACTGCTAGAGCAAAACATTCTGAAACTAAACCACAAATCGTTTCATCAGATTGTAGTGCTTGGTTCGTCTTCTTTCATTCCGTTTATGCAACTGACTGCTGCTCATAGACGTGAAGTGATTGAAGACCTATTGGATATTAATATCTTTTCTAAGATGAATATTGTTCTGAAAGACAACATTGCCAGTCTGAAGGATAAAATCCGTGATGCTGCACATCAGGTGGATATTGTCAAGAACAAGATTGAGGTTCAGCGTAAATACATTAGTGATATTAAGAATCTGAATGAGGAAAAGAACCGTGAGAAGCAAATTGAAATCAAGGCGCAAGAAGATACAATTGAGCAAATACATAATGAAAATGAAGAAATACAGAAAACTCTTGCGGAAAAGTATGATCAGGTCTCAGACCGATTAGCAGAAGCAGGTCAGTCTTTTCAAGCTGACCAACACAAACAGACACAACTCAAAACGGAGATGAATAGACTTGTTAAAGAGGATAAGTTCTTTCAAGACAATGACATTTGCCCGACTTGTACGCAAGAGATTGACCAGACTATTAAAGAACAGAAATCTAAAGGTATCTCAGCGCAAGCGAAGAAAATCCAGAAGACGTTTCAGACGCTAGAAGAGCAACTATCTGCTGGTAAAGCATTGGTAGATGAACTTCAAGAGCAGAGTAAGCAGTCTATGGAGTTACAGTCTACTCTGAGAGACAACAATACTAAGATTAGTATGTCACGTAAACTCATTCAAAGGTTAGAGCAAGAGATTACGAATACATCTGACAGTAAAGATAATATTGTTCAGGCTAACAAAGACCTTGAAGACTTTATTGATGAGAAAGATAATCTGCTTACACAGAAACTTGAACTGTCTGAAGAGTATGACTACAGCAGCGTGATTGCTGATATGCTGAAAGATACAGGTATCAAGACTAAGATTATTCGGCAGTATCTGCCTGTGATGAATAAACTGGTCAATCAGTATCTACAGACACTGGACTTCTTTGTTCATTTTGAATTGAATGAAAGTTTTGGTGAGACTATCCGTTCACGGCACCGTGATACGTTTTCTTACGACTCTTTCAGTGAAGGTGAGAAGCAACGTATTGACTTGGCACTGCTGTTTACATGGCGCCAGATTGCTAAGATGAAAAACTCTGTAGCAACCAATCTGCTGATTTTGGATGAGACATTTGATTCTAGTCTAGATAACGATGGAGTTGAAAATCTGTTTAAGATTATTCATACCTTGGGTGCTGATACGAATGTATTTGTTATTTCACATAAAGGTGAAATTCTAGATGGTCGTTTCAAATCCAAGATGGAGTTCTACAAAGATAAAAACTTTAGTAAAATGCGTTAAGAAAGTTCTTGACAATTATAGTGAATTATACTATGTTAAGTGCATAGAGCAGACACAGTAAGAGCGTACTTATAATGACACATAATCCTAAAGCACCACAGATATTGAACGATATTGTAGAAGCACTCAAGGGAGCCAACCTGCAAGCAGTTAATGAGAATGACGAGGGCCGTGTTAATTCTAAACAAGACGAAGACAACATTATTGCTTGGTTGAAGAAGCAACCTCAGTTCTATGATCGCATTGTAGGTGGAGAACTGCGTAACTTTGGCGACATGACTGTTATTGACGATAAAGGTGAAAGTCACGTCGTGAATATCAAGACTTCGATTGGTTCAAATGATAATGCGTTTTCGAAGTTAGGTATCCTTTGGGCTCTCACTGACCTTACCATCAAAGACTACCAAGAGAAGAAGATTACTAAAAAAATCTCGGACAACAAGTTTGCTGAGTTGGTTATGAAGCACAAGGCAGACACACCCCGAGATTACTGGTATCTGTCACTTGATAAGAACGACTTCAACCACGTTATTGTCCGAGGTGTTAAGCAGATTAAACATTGGGGTAAGAACCCAACCAACAATCTACAGATATGTTGGGGAAAGGAACACAACTGCGAGCCGAGTGATCGTCCATTCGATGAAGTGTTTGAGGATGTAATCACTGACGGTGTATTTCGTTGTTGGGCTAGCAAGGCGGCACAGTGGAGTGTCGGTATAGCAGTGTATGATGATTGGAAAGATGGATCAGTATGAAATTAAACTTGTATAATGCAGATTGTTTTGAAGCGTTTAAGGAACTAGAAGAACAATCTGTTGATATGGTATGTGTCGATCCTCCTTATGGTACTACAACAATTTCTTGGGACGAAACACTTGACTTTAACCGCATGTGGAAAGAATTAGATAGAGTATGCAAAGAAGATGCTAATATTGTTATGTTTGGCAGTCAGCCCTTTTCTAGTCTATTAATTTGTAGTAATATTAAAAACTTTAAATATGAACTTATTTGGAACAAGAACAAATGCGGTTCGCCTGGTCTTGCAAAATATAGACCGAATAAGGTTCATGAAAATATTATGATATTCAATAAGAAGACTGGTATATATAATCCAATAATGGAAAAAGGTCAAGCATACATACGTGAGGCAAAAGATAAAGAAAACGGTTATGGCTCTCAACGAAATTCACATGGATATGGATTTGGTAAAAAAGTTGTAACCAGTTTTTCAAATGAAGGTACTCGGTATCCAAAAAGTATATTGCATTCTAGTAGAAATTTTAGCGCACAGCAGACTGTTCATCCTACACAAAAACCAGTTAGTATTCTATGTTGGTTGATTATGACATACAGTAATAAAGGAGACACTGTGTTGGATTTTACTATGGGTAGTGGTTCATGTGGTGTGGCAGCAAAAATGACAGAAAGAAATTTTATTGGAATAGAACAAGATTCAGAATATTTTAAAATATGTGAAAAACGGATTAATTCGATTGATAATTCAGAAATTATAACTCCGGATGATTTTCTATTAACTACACAAATATCTGATCAAATGAAGACTACACCAGATAAGAAATTTTCTGACAATAGTGTATTAGATAAAATACGTGGTAAATCTAAAAAAGAACAATCCAAAGATAATGTCCTGTTTAACTACTTAGAAAGTTCTTGACATTATGTTGGGGATGAGATATAATACAATTCTAACTTTGAAACTATAAAGGTTCGTTATGAAATACAGTGAAGACATTATCATTAATCAGCTAAAAGAGTATATTGCTTCTACATACAAAGGGCATTACTCTAAGCAAAAGTTTCAGGCTACAGAATTCATTATTGATTCTGGTCATGGGATGGGATTCTGTCTAGGAAACGTAATGAAGTATGCACAACGTTACGGTAAAAAGAATGGTCGCAATCGTGATGACTTGATGAAGATTGCACACTATGCTATTATGGCTTTGCATGTGCATGATTTAGATGAAGAAAAGTTCGATATTGAATAAATATACTATACACACAATAAATCGGAGTTAATTACCATGAATACTCAAATGCTCGAAATTTTACGCAATTTCGGCACCATCAACTCAAACCTTGTTTTTCGTGAAGGCAATGTTGTTCGCACTGTTTCTGATGCCAAGAATGTAATGGCAAAGGCAACATCCCCAGAACCTATGCCAAAGGAATTTGGTATCTATGATGTCAATGAACTTATGAGCGCATTGAGTTTGATTGAAGGTGCTTCTGTTTCTTATGAAGACAAACACCTTCTTATTCAAGGTGAAAATTCTTCTATTAAGTATTTTTATTCTGATGTGGAAATGCTTACAAGTGCGCCAGACAAGGATATTATGATGCCTCCTTGTGAAGTAAGCTTTATTTTGACAGAACCTGTTCTTTCTGGTCTGCGCAAAGCTTCCCAAGCCTTCGGACATAAAACTGTTCTTATTGAGAATGGTGGTGAAGGCAAAGTGAAATTGTCAATTGTTGATTTAAAGAACCCTAGTTCTAATGCTTATAGTGTGTCTGTAGATGGGAACTTTGGTAGTGTTCAAGATACAACTCGACTAAGTATCAACATTGATAACCTTAAACTTGTATCTGGTGATTATCAGGTAGAAGTTTCATCCAAACTTATTAGTAAGTTTACTAATACCAGTAAGCCTTTTGAATACTGGATTGCTCTAGAGAAAAACTAAAAGGAAATATGATTAATATGAATGATTCAAAATATTATGATCTAGCAACGAAAGTTTCTCGTTCTTCTATTGCCATTATTGATGCTATCACTCAGCGTGGTGCATTCAAGGGAGAAGAACTTTCTACTGTAGGTCAGCTCCGAGACCAATGCGTACAGTTGGTTCAACAGACAGAAGAACGAGAACAAGAACTTGAATTTGATGAAGATGGAGAGGAAGAATAATCATGGGACGTTATGATGATGAAGACGATGGTGTATACACCGAATACACCTTGAATATGCGTCGGTATGAAAACCATGATAATGTAAATGATGTTTCATCTACCTTTCGTGTGAAAGATGAAGACCTAGAAGAAATTCTTCAACATGCAGCATATTTCCTTCAAGGATGCTCCTTTACATATGTCAAAAAACTCACTGCTGAAACAGTAAGTGACTAATATTAAAATGGGGGCTTGACTGCCCCCTTTCTTTTCTATATAATGGTTTCCTAACTCTAGTAAGGAATATTGATGACTGATTTTCTTTGGGTCGAACGCTACCGACCACAAACTATTGACTCCTGCATTCTACCACAGTCACTGAAAGATACATTTAATCAGATTGTAGAAACAGGTGAAATCCCTAATATGCTGTTTACAGGCACTGCTGGTCTTGGTAAGACTACAGTAGCAAAAGCATTGTGCAATGAACTGAACCTTGATTGGATTTTGATTAACGGTTCTGAAGAAGGTAACATTGATACACTGCGAAATAAAATCAAACAATTTGCATCTACCGTATCACTGCAAGGTGGTTACAAGGTAGTCATTCTAGATGAGGCAGACTATCTTAATGCACAGTCTTTTCAACCTGCTTTGCGTGGTTTCATTGAAGAGTTTGCAAATAACTGTCGATTCATTCTAACCTGTAACTTCAAGAACCGTATCATTGAACCTCTGCACTCACGATGTGGTGTATATGAATTTAATACAAATAAGAAGTCTATGGCTGAACTGTCTATGCAGTTTATGAAACGTCTGACTTGGATTCTTGAACAGGAGAATATCACTTATGACAAAAAAGTTTTGGCAGAACTTATTATTCGTTTTGCTCCTGATTGGCGGCGTGTCATTAATGAGTGTCAGCGTTATTCTCTCTCTGGCACTATTGATACTGGCATTCTTAGTCTGCTCTCCAATAGTTCTGTTAATGATCTCATTGGATATCTTAAAGCGAAAGACTTCAAGAAAATGAGAAGCTGGGTAACAAATAATATAGATACAGACACTTCTGGTATTTTCAGAAGCATTTACGATTCCATGACAGAAACAATTCAACCGGGTAGCATTCCCCGTGCTGTGCTTATCCTAGCAGATTACCAATACAAGAATGCATTTGTAGCAGACCATGAATTGAACGTGGTTGCATGTTTAACAGAACTTATGGCGGAGGTAGAATGGAAATGAAGCACGAATTAATTCTTTACACACAACCTAACTGTGTCTACTGTGACATGATGAAATCAAAACTTGATGAATGGGGTTACAAATATGAAGTAATTGATATTCAGAAGCATGAATCAGCTAAAGCATTTATTGTGTTGGATGAAGGTCACAAAACTGTTCCGCAACTCTACTATGGTAAAACAAATGTCAATCGTAATGTAAACACAGAAGAGTTTACTCAAAACATTTTAGAGCAATACATTGGTCATTTGGATGAGGTGAAATGAGAGTAGGATTTACAGCATCTACCTTTGACTTACTACATGCTGGTCATGTAATGATGTTGCGAGAGGCAAAGACAGTCTGTGATTACCTTATTGTTGGTCTACAGACTGACCCTACTATTGACCGTCAAGAAAAGAACAAGCCTGTTCAGACTCTACTAGAACGATATATTCAACTTAATGCAATTGAATATGTTGATGAGATTGTTCCTTATCAGACTGAACAGGACTTGGAAGATATTTTAAATATGTTTCCTATCAACGTTCGTATCTTGGGTGAAGAATATAAAAATAGAAAATTCACAGGTCGTGATACTTGCACAAAACGTGGAATTGAGTTATACTACAACAAACGTGACCACAGATTTTCATCTTCTGATTTGAGAGAAAGAGTATCAAATGAATCCATTCGAATTCGTGAAAGCAATCAACAATAAAAAAGATATCATGCGTGATGACCTAGATGAAAAGGCTTATAATGCTTTCATGGTCAATCACTCATATTCATACTTTCCTGAGACTGTTCTGCTTGCTAATGAAATGAATATTCACCACCACCTTGATTCAAAACTGCAAAATGACTTTTTGATAAATACTATTAGAAAGAATCCAAAACGGTTTTCCAAGTGGAACAAGACTGTTGAGGATGATGGTCTTGAAGCGGTGAAAGAATATTATGGATACAGCAATGCAAAAGCTCGTTCTGCTCTTTCACTACTTTCTACTGAAGAAATAAACATAATTAAACAGAAGGTAGATCACGGTGGAAGAAAAAGAAGTAAATCTAGTTGACTGGCAACCAAGTGACATGTTAGAAGTCACACTAAATGAACCAGATGACTTTCTCAAAGTAAAAGAAACTCTTACTCGTATTGGTATTGCTTCTCGTAAAGATAAGAAGTTATATCAGTCTTGTCATATTCTGCATAAGCAGGGTAGATATTTTATTACGCATTTCAAAGAACTATTCTTGCTTGATGGTAATAAGTCTACGCTTGAAGACACAGATATTCAAAGACGTAATACGATTGCTACTCTTTTATCTGATTGGGGGTTGCTCACTATTGTCAATAATGAAAAAGCAAAAGACGTTGCACCACTAAGACAAATCAAGGTTTTACCATTCAAAGAAAAGAATGAGTGGGAACTGTGTCCAAAGTACAATATAGGCAAATAACCTTTTCATTTTTTGCTTGACAAATGGTAAGACCTCTGGTATAAATAATCTTGTAGATGCGAATAATCGGTCTACTTTCTCGCTAATTTAATAGGAGATTTCAGATGACAAATAATCAGAAATACGCTCGCTTTCCCCGTTCTGCCTTTGTAGGCTTCGATCACATCTTCAAAGAACTTGAAGAAATGACCAAGCATGCTTCAGATCACTATCCTCCGCACAACATCATCAAAGATGAAGATATGAAGTACCGTATCGAAATCGCAACGGCAGGGTTCAAGGAAGAAGAGTTATCAGTAGAACTTAAAGATGGTATCCTTGAAGTAAATGGTGACCATACCCCTAGAGGTTTGGAATTCATTCACAAAGGGATTTCTACTCGTAAGTTCCATCGTTCTTTTAGACTATCTGAATATACACAAGTTACAGGAGCTTCTCTGGAGAACGGCATTCTAGCAATTCATTTAGAAGTCGTACTGCCCGAAGAGAAGAAGCCTCGCAAAATTGCAATCAACAATCACAGCGAGGTAACTAAAAATGCTGAACTTCTTACGGAAGGTAGGTAATAGACTTATCGAATCCAGAATGAATGCTGCATACTACGGTGTAGCAGGATATATCCAACGGGAATACAACACAGGTATGACCACAGGCGAACTAGTTAATATGTTAAGAAAGGATGGATTTGATGAAGTCGTTGCTAAAATCCGTTAAATCTTGGATCGGTAA